ACGTTGATACCTTCAGACAGAATAGAGTGATGCAGAACAACAAATTTCTTCTCAGGATCTTTGCCCCAAGCGTTCAGAGTCTCAAAAAATTGCTCACGATTGACTTTCTGACCGTCAATGATTGCACCAGTCTTAGATGTGATCGTCATCCAAGAATAACCGCGCTGAGCAAGTTCAAGACAGAACTTAGACTGAGAAAGAAGAGTGATAATCTGCTTTGTTGTGCGAGCACAGATCAGAGTTTTTTTGATGTTGTTATCATCAATGGTCTCCAGCAGGTTATTACAATCATCAGCAAATACAACCTTACGACCTTTGATCATAGGCAGCTGCTTGACTACAACTTTGGGAGGAAGAATGTAACCACCTTCGACCAACTCAGGAGCAGGAACATTGACCAGAACCTGACCATAAACAGACCAATTCATGCCTGGTTTGGTAGCAGTAAGAGAATGTTTCGGAGTTGCAGTATAGAAATAGCAACGATCTGCGTTCTCTGCAAAGAACTCAGTAGCAGGGAAAAAGTTCTTCTTTACACTGTTATGTGCTTCGTCAAAGTAGATAGCATTGACCTCAATATCCGCTTCCATCACACGATGGAGAGAATTGTAGGTGGTAAAGATGATGCAGTTCTCGCCCATATTGCGAGCACAATTAGCAAACACATTGATTCTGTCTGCTTTAGTTGTGCTAGTGTAGTGTGTTTCACCACTGTGAACGTGCATCACATGCAGATAAGGATCGCTATTGTTAGGATCAATAACCTCCATAAACTCACTGCAAAGTTGCTCAGCAAGAAGAATACGAGGAGCAACAACAACAGTTGTGGTGCCGTTGTTGATAGAATCCAGACGACGCTGAGTATCAACAATCATGGTGAGAGTTTTACCACCACCAGTAGGAACAATGATCTGACCTTTTTTGTAAGTTTGCATCCGAGCAACGATGCGATCTTGGTGCGGGCGAAGCGTCAGAGTCATTGGTTTGTGTCGTTAGAACTATTATACACAAAAAAACCCCCTTTCACAAGGGGGTGGACAGCTCACCAACTGGTTACTTAAATATATTCCAAATGAACCAAATTATCCCAATAAGTAAGAACCAGGGCCAATATGCGAAGAATAAAAATATACCAAAGAGAACAGCGATTGTTCCCCATCCAATACCACTGGAGCTAGAACCACCAGAAAACATACCAACCTCACGAAGATTGCGGATGTATTGAACATCACCATAGATTGTACGAATTTGTCTTTCTGCTCCATGAAATGTTGAAGCTTCAACTTCTACGCTGATTTCTCCAACACTGGAATCAGGGAAAACATCTGCTCTCCAAGTAGTCATCTTAGAATTTAGAACGTGCGAGATCTTCTACCATTTCTATATTAGCATAAGTTTCTGAATATGCTAGATCCCAGAGTTTATTAAGAATTTCATCATACTCCTTGTAATCTGATCCATCAACAATACTATTCACCTGTTGTTTGCGAACAGCATCGAAGACAAGTTTCCATTGATGATGATTGAGATTCATTGGATTTTTCCTGTGAATTTGTAACACTTGTACTTTGGTTCATGTCTATCGACATACTTTTGTGCATGTTCGATACAAGTAAACCAGCAACGTTTTTTCTCTGTTTTATCTTCAAGAAAGATAGGAAATGTTCCTGGGTGAGGAAACAACTCCTTCTTTCTTGAATTTGATACTTTGATCTCTGGTTTTTTCTTTTTTCTCATTATTTCATGTAAAGATAACCACCTGCCCAATCTGCATTTTCAAGCAACCATTCACGATCACTGATGATACAAAGGTTGAAACGTACATGCTTAGCAGGTGCTTTGAATGATGCTGGTTTGTATACTTCACCAGTCTTCTTATTCACGAAAGCATGAACACTACGGGAAGGAGCACGATTCTCATTAGGAATCTCCATAATGATTTTGTGATACTTGCGACCACTCTCAATGTAGAACTTATACACGGGAGCAGGGCGACCAGCAAGTTCACCACGATTGCGGGACTTAAAGTTGTCCATAAGAGCATCACAAAGCATCAGAGAATACTTACGGACGTTCAGCTCAATAGTGTTACGAGCATCTTGTTGAGCAACAAAATCAGCGAACTGAGTAGTCATGTGCAATTCCTTTGACTCTTTTAATATACATGAAAAAGGAGAGCATGGTTGCTCCCCTGTGCCACTTCAATGATCGTCCATCACGAGTTTCCTAACTAGATGTTCTGCCCAATCTTCCATCTTATCGGGATGAATTGCACTCAATCCAGACTCTTTTACAGCCTTTTCCATTGATTCGATTTCTTCTTTTTTGAGAGATTGCTCGTCTCGTTTGAAACTCATAGACTTACGATTGTTTACTATAGTATATTATACAAGATCCCTAACAAATATGTTGGTTTCTTCATAATTACTTTAGAGTTCATTCATCATCCGTAAAAAAGTTACCAAACATACCACTATCACCCATCTGACGGTTTTCTAGTTTATCCATCACAGAATCCATCGTGATAACTGTATCAATTTTTGTAATTAGTTCTGCAATAACTCCACAAACTACTGGACGTTCTTGACGTGCAGCATATGCTAAAGCATTTCGGAGATTTGCTTCTGCTTCTTTAAGAGAAGATTCTACTGATTCGGAAAGCGCCATAGTTAAATTAGATCGGAAAGTCTTTTGTAAGGTTTTTCTTTTTTGTTAAATGTTTCTTCTAGTCTACCATACTCATCGTCATCTTGTCCACATTCATTATCTTTATATCTACTCTGATTTGTTTCTTCATCATATATCACAGGAGAATCTGGATGATTTTCTACTATCTGAGAAAACTCAATCCATCCAGTTGTAATATACTTTTCTTTAGTATAAACAGGATTGCCTCTATGAACATGAGTAAAATGAGCTGGCCAGATTACTAAAGTTCCATACTCAGGTTGCATCCTCAAGCCTTGAAACAAAAATTCAGTTTCACCTTCACCTTCTGGAATATCATTTAGATATAAAATCCATGCGAGAACTCTAGATACATCACCAATACAATCAACTTCAAAATGCCATAAATGATAACCACCTTGAGGGTAAGTTTTTTGCATTTTTACATGAGGAGATGTATAGTTGTTTATTTTACAATTCTGTAGACCGAAATACTTTTCTTTATATAAATCTAAACACTCAAAAATTTTATCATTGATTATATCATACCATCTTTGATCTTGTATTGCATCTAAATTAAGAGCGTAATCTTTTCTCTTCAAAGGTCCGCCATAATCTTCATTAGAACCCCAAATAACTGTAGCATCTGGATCAACATATTGATCTTTAGTTCCAGCTTCTGCATGAGTTACATTATTTTCTTGATATTCGTCAAAAAACGTAATTAAACTATCACAGAAAGATTTGTTAAATACGTCTCTATAAATCCCAATAAATTGATTGTATTCTTCCCGCATTGATCATACCAACCAAGTGATTATATTGTATCGGTTCCCTTTAGTTACAGGCATTACTTCATGAGGATACATGAAACTAGATGGGAACATTAGTATATCACCTTTCTTTAATTTCATTTTAATTTTTCTATTAAAGAAGGCAAACTCACCTCCTTCATAATCATCATTCAAACAAATAGTACAGGAAAGGATTCGAGGATTTTGTGAAAAGTGATCTGTATGTTGAACATAAAATTGACCCTCTCTATACCTAAGCAACTCATATCCAGTATCTTTTTCGATACTTAGACCCTCATTTCCACCATGTTTTTCATCATAGTCATTCAAAACTTTATGAACTGACTCATAAAGCTCACCATCTAATTTCATTCGATAATCATGATTTTGATTTATTACATCTTTATGAGAGATACCAATAACATCACAGTTTCTAGCATGTTGATCTAATCCACTACCAGTCAATGCGTTATCCCATAGATCTGTTGTAACATATTCGTTTAGAATAGCGTCACAAAGTCTATCAGAAACAGCTCCTTCATATCTTTCAATATACTGATCTAAAGTATTGAACTCAGATTTATTAGAAACTTTTTTATCATCAAAACGAATGAAAGCAGATTCGACACCAGCAATCATTGTCGCAGATTCTGTCTCTTTTTCTATAACAATAGGATCTTTTTTATTTTTTAGTTTTTCTCTTTTTTTAGAAAGAATATCTAGAATGTTGCTGTTAGTTTCTAAGGTCATTTCAGTTTCAGAATTAAAGGAGTTTGTACTGTTAAAATTACTATTTTCTAAGTCATCTTTATTATACACAAGTCCACCCACATATTTGTTGATTAGGTGACTGGGAACTGGTTTTCGATACAAAATTTCATCAAGCAAGGCATCTACAATTTTATTTTCTTCTTCATCTGAAGACTTTTCTTTATCAAAGTAGCACTCTCTACAAGGACCATTACTTCTCACATAATGCAGAAAAAATTGAGCATACCATTCACCATCATACTCATCTCTCCAGTGTGGTGCAACACAACCAAGATAAAGCATTGCATCTCCTGGTTCTAAGTAAACACAATTACTTTTCCCATGAACGTTTTCAACCCATATTGGCCATGACTCATCACTATTAAGATGAAGAGTTAATGATATTTCACATGCTGGACGATCTTTATGTTTTCGTAGAACAGATCCGTTCTTGTATATTCTACCATATGTGTACGTTGGTAGTACAGGTTCACCTATCGCATTTGATACTTCATTATTAAGATCACAAAGAATTTCTAATGCTTTTTTGTAATTGTAAACTGAATGTGAATTTCTTGCTTGCCCATCTCCAGCGAAATTAGCTCTTTCACAATCTTCCTTAAATTCAGATCCTATACGAATTGCAGAATCTTTTGGTATGATATTTTTAAGAATTAAAAAATTATTTTCAATAAGTTGATCAATCACTTTTCACTATCTCCTATAAATCAATCATCTCCTGGATCATTATGACCACGACTTTGTGCAACATATTCATCACAAAGTTCTTTTAATTCTGGGCTATTTTGTACTTGCTGATACGTTAGATTATACTTAACGCAGAACTCTTTCACTCTTTGTAGTTGTGAGAACCAACCAAGAATTTCTGTAACTGGGAAATTCTGAATGTCTAAATCAGGATTACCTGCAATCTGGTCGAAGATTAACAGTGGATCGGTATTTTCTGCAATCTCAACAATTTTTTGAGTTGCTTGTTCTCTTGCAACAGATTCAACTTCTTCCTGAAGTCTTTCCTGTAACATTCTCTCAGCTTCAAGACGTGCTCTCTCTTCATATAGAGTTGCATTTATATCATCTCTTTCGATCTCAAGCAATTTATTAAACTCTTCTTTTTCTTTTGCAAGAAGTTCTTGCTGAACAGCGAGTGATTCGCGTTCCATTTCTACAACTCGATCTTTTTGATCTAATAATTCTTGCTCTAAAGCAAGTTCTTGTTCAATGAGTTCTTTCTGAGCCTGTGCTTCAAGCAGTTGATTTTTTAAGTTTTCTTTTTCAACTTCAAATTCTGACATTAAGTTTGTATGTTCTGCTTGAATTCTTTCTCTCTCTTGAAGTTGTAATTCAATTTGACGTTGCAATTCATTTTGCATTTCGTCTCTGGTTTTCTTTAACTCTATAGATTTGACTTCAACTTCTAATTGTTCATTTTCAAGAGATTCTTGAGTGAGTTTTCTTTGCTTAAGATACTCTTTACGCTGATTTTCCAATATTTGTCGTTCTCCATCAAATATTGCGTCAACCTCAGATTTTCTATTCCGCAATTCGGCACTCATTGTTGTGAACATTTCATTCAATTCTGCTTTTTTAGCAACCATAAGATTATCTTCTTCTTCAAGACGTGCTCTTTCTTCACGAATTGCAGATCGAGATCTTTCTTCAGCTAAAGCAATTTCAGCATCAACTTTTGCTTTTTTTAGTTCTTTTTCTTTAAGTTCTCTCTCGATTTCAAGTTCTCTTTCTTTATCTTGGATTTGAAGTTTTAGGCGTTCTTTCTCTAATTCTTTTTCATGAGCTTTTTTAGCAAGTTGTCTATTTTCATCTGCTGTCTCTCTAATTTTTTGAAGGAGTATTTGCTTTTCTTTATCTGCTTTTACTCTTTCATCAACTTCTGATTGCAACTGCTTGCGTTCATTTTCTTCACGCTCAAGTCTAACCTTTTCAATTCTTGGAAGTTCATCAAGATATAGGTCAATGTATGGTTGAACCATATCAATAGTTACCAACTCTTCATTATCATCAGTAGTAACCCATTCAATTTCACCATGATTTTCAAACCATTGAATAGCATGAATATGATCATCATCAAAATCCCAATCTTCATGGGAGAATCTGATCATTCTATTATCAATAGTAATTGTCTTGTCGGGTGGAATTACAGTTACTCTCATTATTGATTTTCTCCAGAATCGGTGTTGTTATTTATAGAATTAGGAATAAATTTCTGCTCACTTTCTTCTACAACACGAACATTCTGTGTTGCAGAGAACATATTAGCAGCTGCTTCAAGAATATTTATATTTGACTGATTTGCTTTTACCATTTCATTTCTGAATGACTCAACAGCAGCACCAGTTCCTCTTTGTTGTTGAGAGTTTTCAATCAAAAGCATAGGGAGAAACTGAATAGAACATGCCCATTCATCTACTGCCTGTCCAGTATTAGGATTATGTCCCATAACGTGAGTGTAAAATGCACACTTATGTTCAACACAATCTTTACGAATTAACGGGCACCACTTTCCACTAGACATAATTTACCTCGATGTAATCTAATTATAACTTTTTTTAGTCAATACTGCAAATAATAACGTCAATATACTGAAGTTGTAGAGCAAATCCTGACGGAGCTGTTACGTCAAACGTACCACCAGTAAATGGGTGATTGTGACCTTGACCACCACCAACAGATTCACCATCAGGAGCATTAGTATTTACTCCACGAACTTCACCACCAGGAACAATACTTGGTTGAGGATAGTTAGAACTATTGATAACCGGATTTTGAATCGTACTAGGTGTTCGAGCAACCTCTCTTCTGTTTGCTACAACCTGTTTATAGGCTGGAACATTTGTATTAGCAACAATCCGTTCGGTATTTAGTTCTTGAGTAGTTCTTGGTACTCTTCTATTTACTGGTTGTTGACCAGGTTGCTGGTACGCTTCTTGTGTTGCTCTCCTCCTATTTCTAGTTGCCTGCCTTTCAGCTTGTGTTGTTTTAGGAAACTGAACAATCTCTTGACGGTTTTGTCTTCTATTAACAGGATCATTTCTATTTGCTGGACCAGGAACTCTAGGAGTTCTTTGGAATTGCAAATCAGCTCGTCTTGATTGAGGATTCTGACCTGTTCTTCTAGGTTGTTGTCCAGATTGAGTTGTTCTTGGGTTCTGTGTATTAGCTCCTCTAGGTTGTCTCCTAGATTGAGGGCGTCTGTTTCTTCTTCTCCTTCTACCTCCTCTCCTTTGTCTTCTTCTGTGGTTACGATTTTGTCTTCTATTTGAACCAGTTGGTCTTCGTCTATTTACTGGTTGGGGTCTTTGTCTATTTGCTTGTCTTCTCTGACCTCTATCCTGTCTTCTCGTAACGGGGTTTGGTTGGTTTCTCTGAACTCTTGTTTCTCTTGGTACTTGAGTTGTCCGTGGTCGTCTTCTTTCTTGTCTTCTATTATCACTTCTACGGTTTACTGTTTCTTGAACTGCTTCTTGTCTTGTTCTTGGGTTTTGAACCGGTAACGTTACTGGATTCGGTTGATCAAGGCGCTCAGTGTAATTTCTTTGCCTATTAACAAGCTCTCTTCTATTTGCTGGTTGTTGATATGCAGATGGTTGTTGATATAAAGAAGGTTCTCTTGTTTGACTTGGTTGCTGATATGAATTCTGAACGTTTACATTGATTCTTTCATTGTAAAATGCAGTCGCTGGTGATTGATAAGAAGTAGGTGCAGGAGGACCAGATTCCGCAGAAAAAGGACTACCAGTACCATGAGCGTGTGCAGCTATGGTTGGTATTGTTAAAGTAGTATTACCAATGGTCCCAGACATAGTAAAGGGACCATTAGGATTGAAAGAAATAGGTGTTGGAGCAAATACAGATTCAAGTAG